CGCTCCACTCTCCCAAAAAAACGTCCAACTTTCGGTGTAGTATTTAATTACAACAACCCGAAAGGTAGAAAAAATGTTTAATAAAAAATTCTGGATCGCAGCTTCTGAACGTGCAGCCAAGACTTTTGCACAAGCGGCTGTCCTTGCAATTTTAGGAACCGGCATGATGGCAGCCTCCGACGTAACTGTAAACGCTTTCACCGTGGACTGGCTCACAGTTCTTGGTTTTGCAGTCGGCGGCGCGGTACTGTCATACCTCACCTCAGTTATCTCGGCCCCTATGGGAAAGAACGTCGGCCCGTCATTGGCAGATGAAGAACTAACGGCCTGATCTAACGGATGAAAGAGATTGGGCAGGAATCTGACGTAGAACTAGAAGAAAGTTCTGACGGCATTCCTCTTGTTGACGAACCGCTCGATCTCCGGCCTGACCTATCCGCACTAGGTATCATAGAACAAGAGCGCGGCGTGTGCGAAGATACGTACGAAAACCGTAACATTCTTCGTCGCGCCAAGCTTGGGTGGCAAGCGGTCTATGACCACCTAGGTCGGGCAACGGGTCTGATATCGGCCCGCTCATCTGAGTCTCTAGCTGAGAGACGGATACTCTCTCTTGCTGAAAAGCGCCCGCTACTTGAAGATCCAACTAACAACAACTCAGACTATTTAACCGGCCTGGATTTGCTCCTCGAAGATAGAGCACTCGCTATCTCACCACCCTGGGTAGCCGGTGCAACTCGGGCTTGGCAAGCAGAGCAGATTGCTGGTGGACCAACAACCGCTAAGCAAGCACCTAAAGGCCTGCCAACCCGCTGCAGAGTTATTAAGACTGACAGTATCCGCTGCATGTTGTGGTCTTCGGGACGCCTGAAAGATGACGGCCTGTGTCGGATACATTTAAAGAACCAGCGAAAGAGCGGCGAGGATATAGAACGCGCTCGTAGACGGTTGATGCAAGCTGCCCCCTACGCTGTTGATGTTCTAGAAGAGTTAATGGAGTCCGCACAATCAGAACCGGTTCGCCTCAAAGCGAGCACCGAGATCCTTGACCGTGCCGGAATTAGAGCAGGCCAGGATCTGAACATTGACATTGAAGTTACCGACTCCCGGTCCGCCTCCCAGGTTGTATCTGAACGGCTTGCCCGCTTAGCGGACGGTGCCCGATCTTTAGCCCAACGTCTCAATGCAATAGAAGACGGTGAAGTAATTGACGGCCAGGATGTAGTGGACGCGCAAATTATTGAACCCCCGAAAGATGAAACGGAGAGTGCTACGTGATACCAGATTATGTACTTGACGCTTCTCGAGAGCTAGCTAAGCAACTTTGCGAAGATATCGCGTTGTCAAGAACCAGGGAAGAACACATCCGAGTAACCGCTCGTGCAAATTCTGCAGCAGCCCTATATAATTCTCTACTTAACGGCGAGCTAGCGGCGAGCTAGTTCGTTTTAACGGCGAGCTAGCGGCGAGCTAGTTCGTTACTTTATTTGATTGTTTTTACCTGGCGGCTAGCTCTCGAACCTAAACCGGACATAACGGACATAACCAGGTCTCAGCTGCAGCTAATTCGTATCCGTAAGTTATTTCGATGTTGACCAGGGTCGGCAAGCTAGCTAGCTAGATTTATAATAAATTAATAGTAACTTGGGTTATAGTTACAGCTGCGGCCCGCAATCGTAAGTTATTACAATGTTGAACCAGGAATGTCTTCGATCAAAGACATTCCGCAAAGCTCACGAGCTGAGCTACCAGGAAAGTAGTTAAAGTTGTTTCGATGTTGAAAAGCTCGAGAGCGTGTCGCACTTGACTTCTAAATTTAACCGTGTATCATATAACCTTAAATGACGAAAGACGGAGGGAATCCGACAGTGATAGAAAAGTTTTACTCAAGAAAAAACTTAAACGGCTCGGTTTCAGAGTACGAGATGGTTATTGACCTAGAGGCCAGACATATCAAAGTTAGCAGGGGCCTAGCGGGTTCGTGCCGAACAGTAGAAAACTTTACCTCCCCCACAGCGGACGGGCTTGCAGAGACAATTAACGGTAAGCACTTTCGACGGATCAGGCACGGGTACACTCTGCTCTGGACAAAGGAAGAACCAAGAAACGAGTTTTCTTCAGACATTGACGATATGATTGCTGCAGAGGGGTTGTTATCCGCTAAAACCTTTATTGATCTACTGGCTCAGTAAAAATGTAAGACCCAAAATAGAATATGGAAAATACAAAAACAACGGAGGATAAAATGAAAAAGAATTTAACGGCGAGCTAACGGCGAGCTAGCTATCCGCCCTCCCGCACCACAGTGCAGAACATACCCAAACGGCATGCACTAGACTGCAGGTGTTTCTTTGTTGGCTGCCGCCAGGTAAGTAAAAACTAGGCTATTTCGATCTGACTTCCCGTGCAGCTCAACCGCTTGACTTTTGATTTTAACCGTGTATCATAAACCAAACGACAAACTACGGCCCGCTAAAGAGGTGAAAAAAATTAAGATGGAGAAGTTTTACTCGATAACAAAAACTAACGGCGTGGCTATACAGGTCCATATGATAATCGATCTTGACAATAAATCTCTCGAGTACCGCTGGGGAGAAGAGGGAATGCCAACGTACAGCGATTTTTACTCATCCGATACCAAGATTGGGATTGCAGGAGTAATAAACGAAAAGCACAACATACTTATGCGAACCGGGTATACATTGCTTTGGTCACGGGAAGACCTGCGCGGAGATTTTGCCTCAGATGTTGACGACATGGTTGCCGCTGAACGTGCGGTACCACTTATAAATCTTTTACACTAGTTGCCACCAGGCGGCGAGCTTTTCACAATTAATATTATAGAGGAGCCATTTTGATTTTATTCAGACAAGTACTCGGCCAGGAACTACGACGCATCCGTGAAGACCAGAACAAAACTTTACGAGGAGTCGGCTCGGATGCACGTCTGTCTATGGGTTACATATCAGAAGTCGAACGGGGTAAAAAAGAAATTAGCAGCGAGTTGCTTTACTGCTTGTGCGATGCACTTGACACACCGCTGTCTAAAGTTTTAACATCCGTTGCCTTTGAGTACGATAGAGAAAAACAACGGGTACAAGAACTGACGAGTATGTCTTTTGTGTAAGCTCGAGACCAGGTAAAAATCTTATTAGTTTGTTAGAACCCAGGCGTGCGTGTCGCGCTTGACATTATATCAACGGCTTGCTAAGGTGCGGAAATGACTTACCCAGTAGAGACACTCCAGTTTACCCTTATGAGCGGGGATACAAATTCAGAACAGAGGTATGTTTTTATTGTCAACCGAGATCGTCTTTTCATCAGCACAACCTGGACCTTTAAAGATGAACTAGGAAGTACTGTGGGTCCGGACACGGCCACTTTCACAGACATTAGACAACTCGAGAAGATTCTCAGGCTCAGAACGGATGCCCTCGTGAACAAAAACTTTGTGCTCGATGAATACGTCCAAGACATTCTAGAAATGCAATCCGCCAGGTAATCAATAAGGAGAAACAATATGGATGTTGAAAGAAGCTACGTAGATATCTCAGTATCAAAAAAGAAAGACGTAAAGTCGGCGGGGTGGCTCGTCGAGTTTAAATCGGACATTCCCGAAAACTGTGTTGTTGAAGCATTCAACAACTCGACGGCTGGTAAGAGATACGCCGTCTCGTTTTTCAATTCGATTTCCGGCGAGGACCGCAAGCGCCTACCCTGGAGCGATTCATCAACAGGATTAGATACAGCGTTCGATGCTAGCTATGACATCTCCGCCCGAGGAAAAGCAATCTTCCGTAAAGATTGACAAACGGCCTGCCGCGTGCAAGACTTCTATAATAATTAGCCATTGCGGCCTTCGTCAAACTAAAAGAGAGTATTAATATGATAAAAAAAATTATTGTCTCAGCACTTGCGGCGGGGCTAGTCTTAGTAGCAACTCCACCAGTAACTGCCGCACAAACGGCGAGCACCACGCCCGCCATGAGTCAGACCGTAGGTAAGAAATACACAAATAAAATGAAGAACCGGTACTGGAATGCCGTAAAGAATAAGGACTCGGATGCGTACATCATCGGAAAGAAAGAAATTGCCGAAATGGGAACAGTTACATGTGACATGCTCCGTCTTGGTGGAGACATAGAAGATCTGGCAGATTTCATATCAGATGCTGACGATATAATCTATGACCTGCTTGTCACCGCCGTTTCGTATGCACCAATCTACCTCTGCCGAGATCAACTGTATAAGTTTGATTACTAGACAGACGGCGTGCGTGTCGCGCTTGACATCTATAATACATTCCTGTATTGTTCCATCTAACGGGTAAACAGCCCGGGAGACGGAGGACAAAATGATTGATACAAAATACGTTAACGAATATCTCGAAGCACTGAGCTCGGTCGAGTTGTTTCACAAAACCTACATGTATCCAGGCCTGCCTGTTGCAATGTACTACGCACAGTACGGAAGCAAGTTTGCACGGATAGTCCGTGAGGACACCCAGACAATGGTTCACGCATTCGTTGACATGTCAAACGGTGACGTTCTAAAAGCAGCAGGATGGGCTTCACCTCAACGGGATAAGAACGGCTTGGCGGTTCGCTACAATTTGGTAGACGACTACAGTAGAGAGACCTGCTTCTCTCGGATTGACATCCACGGCGGGTACTTGTACAAACGGCCAATAACTTGACACGGCGTGCCCTCTGCTCTATAATAAACTTTAGGCAGAGGGACTGCCACCAAATGACGGGAGTACGAAATGAAGGCAAGCAAAGCAATAGAAATGTTAAAGGACTATGACCCAGATCAAGAACTCTATGTACTGTGGTGGGATTCAAACATGGACGAAGACGGTGAAGACACTCCCATTCTTAGTAGCACAGAGTGGGCGGGGATCGTAAAGACTCTCGAACGCTGGGGAGAAGGCTCGGAAGAAATAAACAAAACAATAGAGAATGAAGTTTCTATTGCTGTTTCTCAACGGACGGACGGGATGACGGAATGAAAGTAAAAGATCTAATTCAGCAACTTAACGACCACTACAAACCGGAGGACGATATCTTCTCGATGTATTGGGACAAGACTTTCGGAGCCGGTACGACAGAAGACGGCGTGCTAAGCGATGACCAATGGGAAACCGCTGTTGCACTTATGGAGTTTAGAGAGCACAGAGATATGGAAAACGTAAACGGAGAGATGACAGAACTAATCCGTGAGAGAGTAAACGAAGCACTAGAGGACTGAGATGTTTCTTAGTAGCACGAGTTAGAAGGTTGACAACCGCCAGAAAAAATGTAATAATAGAACTTGTACGGCGAGGGTATGCGACCCCTAACGACTCGCTCCTTCGCCGTACAACCAAATGACAATTACAATACGACGGGAGCAAGACAATGGGTTTAGATCAGTTCTTGAGAGTAAGTAAGAACTTCGG